TTGCACCGTACTACCAGCGCCTTGAGCGGATGCTGGCTGGTATGCTCACCCGCAAACCCGTACGGCTTGAAGACACCAGTGACATCATCACTGAGCAGTTGTTTGATGTCGATATGGAGGGCAACGACCTCAACGTATGGACATATGAAACCGCGCGCAAGCTAGTGCGTTACGGCCACGTTGGCACATTGGTAGATGCGCCACAAGATGGAGGCAGGCCGTACTGGGTCACCTACACACCACGGCAGATCCTTGGTTGGCGCACTGAAGCCAAAGATGGTCAGCAGGTGCTATCCATGCTGCGGTTATCTGAAACGGTCACTATCCCAGATGGTGAATACGGCGAGAAAGTAGTGCAGCAGATTCGGCTGCTAACGCCTGGCGGCTACCAGCTACACCAGAAAGGTGATGACGGTGAGTTTCGCATCACCGATGAAGGCACCACCAGCCTTAGCGAGATCCCGTTCTCCGTTGCATATTCCAACCGCGTCAGTTACCTAGAGTCACGGCCACCACTAGAAGACATCGCTGAGCTAAACCTTAAGCAGTATCAGGTGCAGTCAGATGTTGACAACCAGTTGCACATCAGTGCGGTGCCGATGCTTGCCTTCTTTGGGTTTCCGTCTGCTGCAGAAGAGGTGTCAGCAGGGCCAGGAGAGGCGATCGCATTCCCCAGCGAAGGCCGTGCGGAGTACATCGAACCAAGAGGCACTAGCTTCGACTATCAGTTCCGCAGGCTGGAGCAAATCGCATCACAGATCAACGAGCTAGGTCTATCAGCAGTGCTAGGCCAGAAGCTATCAGCCGAAACCGCTGAATCTAAGCGCATTGATCGCAGCCAAGGCGACAGCACGATGATGGTCATTGCGCAAAACGTGCAGGACATGATCGACAACTGCCTGCAGTTTCATGCGCAGTACCTCGGGCAAGCCACTGCTGCTGGTAGCTGCCGTATCAACCGTGACTTCATCGGTGCACGACTTGAACCGCAGGAGATCCAAAGCCTGCTGCAGCTTTACACTGCAGGCACCATCACCCAAGAAACACTGCTCCGGCAGCTATCAGACGGTGAGGTGCTTGGCGATGACTTTAACGTAGATGAAGAGCTTGAGGCAACTGCTAATGGCGGGCTTGATCTACAACCTGCTGGATTGGCTAACAGACCGCCTAGTGGAGGTGATGATCTTGATCGACCCGCAGAAGAGCAGCAGGAACTCGACGCTTGATTACACGGTATCAGAACTACCAGAAGAGATCCTTGCCATTGTGCGGCTTACTTGGTACAAGCAAGGCAAAGCAGATGAGGTAGATGAAACTGTGCTGATGGAAGACGGGCAGAATGGTTATGACGCATTTGCTGCATTAGTAGGTAGCTCATTACGCCGTGGCGCTAATGTCAGCATCCGGTCAGGTTATGCCCCGCAGGACTTAGGCATCGAGCCATGAGCACACCGGCTGCGCTATATCGTAATGCAATAGACCTTAACCGCTATAGCAATAGCGTAGCGCGTAGGGTTATCAATGCTTACAACGACATCATCATTGATGCGGCCGATCAACTGCGAAGGTTGCTGCCAGACGCTGGCGGCACTGGGCCGATGACAATAACTGCGCCAGATCAAGCAGCCAGGCTGCGCAGCATTCTTGCGCAACTGAAAGAATCACTTGGCACATGGGCTGGTGATGCGACACAGCTAACTGCAACGGAACTGCAAGGGTTAGCGGAACTGCAATCTGAGTTTGTTACTGACCAGCTACGCAAGGTGCTACCTGCTGGCAGTCGTGATGCAGTGCGCACCGTTGAGATCAGCCCGCAATTTGCGCAGTCGGTTGTCACCACCGACCCAACGCAGCTCAATGTGGTGGCGCTATCGGATGACTTGTTTGCAGCAGTGCAAGGCTCTGAGGCATTAGCGCGGCAGGTTGGCACTGGCGCGTTTAACTTGACTGCCGCCAAAGGCACCATGATTACCCTGCCCAATGGCAGAACTGTCGAAAAGGCATTTCGTGGCATTGCGGTTGATCAGGCAGAGCGGTTTAGCCAGGTGG